TGGATCTGTTTTTTCTGTAACTCTACCCTGAACACTGGCACCACAAAATGAACAAGCTATTGGACGATTTTCGAGTGTTTGATACTGAGGAATATTATTCATAATATATACTTACTTATTCTCGGTGGGTTTCCAAGTATCTTTATTATCATGTTTAGGTTGATCTGAAATATATAATTCTTTGAATTTATGTGTGATAAATTTACAAAGTTCAGAACGAACAATATCTTCTTCGGTTAATTCCATACAGAATATACCTTGATCTTTTGCTTCATCTGTATTGAATAAATTGTAAACTTTATCAAAACCAGATTTACCATATGGAAGATCACTTTGTTCTGGATCTCCACAAAGAAATACTTTTGAAAATTCTCCAATACGACTCATCAATGTATGAATTTCTTTTTTAGAAAAGTTTTGAACTTCATCAGCACAAACAAATTTTGCAGAGAAATGAAGACCTCTTGCAAAGTTGATTGGACAAATTGTTAAACGATTATCCTTCTGGAGCTTGTCTAATTGAGCCTTGCAGAGGAGTTCTTCAAACTTGTCATGAAATGGTGTGAGATAAACTGCAATCTTTTCATCAAGAGTTCCCGGTAAGAAACCAAGTTTAGAATCAGATGATTCAACAGCAGAACGAACTAAAACCATATCAGATATTCTTCTCATATTAAGAAGCATTAAACCACAATACATTGCAAGAGTTGTCTTAGAAGTTCCTGCTGGACCTTTAAGCATCAATACTTTTGTACCTTTATCTAAAAATCTTGCAATGATTTCTTTTTGTTTGTTTGTCCAAGGTAAATTTTTAATTACTAAATCAAAAGATATTTTATCTCTTTGAAAAACATATGGCGAATTATCGCCCTGTTTTCCAGCATCTGGAGTTGTTGTTTCGTGATTGATTCTTCCAGATTGTTTTCTGTCAGAACCCTTTTTGGGGCGCATTTTTTTGCTCATAAATTATAATCCATTATGGATTAATTAAAAACCTTGTAAATTTCCACCTTTTGTTGAGGATGTATTACTAGGAACTCCATAACTTGTTGGTGATTTTTGTTGCTGTTGTTGTGCAGCATTTTGATTAGCGTTTTGTTGATTAGGGTTATTTGCATCTTTGATAGGTACATTTTTAGTTTTTAACCTATCTAACAATTCTGTTTTTTCCGAATCGTTTAAACTTGTAATATCGGTTTTATCTTCTGGATCAAGAATCTTAGCTACTTTAGCATGAAGAGGATCTGGATTTTCGGCATCTGCAATGGCACCCATTGTACTAGCCAATCCTTCTTTTTCTTTTGGAGGTAAACTCATTTTATTTAAAGCATTACCAATAGTATCGGTATTAAAGGTTATTGTTTCTTCGCCTAAATACTTTTTAAAAACATTATCAAATTTACTCATGACAAATATACTTATACTATATTACCAATCTTTACAAGCCTGATATTTTGGAGTACCGGGTTTAGCTGATGAACACTTGTGTCTAGCACGAAATGATTTTCTTCTTTTTGGATTATTTTTTCCAACTCTAACACCAGCTTGTCCCCAATGAATTCTTTTATATCCACCTTTTGGGTTCTTAACACACTTCATCCATTTTTTACCTTTACGAGTGGAATGTGTTTTTTGTGTTGTTTTTGTACAATTAGCTTCTGTAAGTAATGTTGATACTAATAAATCGAATTTGCTCATATTATTACTTATTCTCAAAGTTTTTAAAAATAAAATTCAAAAGTGGTAAAAAGCAAAGATAAATAGTATTAAGAAATATGTCTACTTTAACCATAACATCACCGGGTGTACAAATCAATGAAATCGATCTCAGTATCATCGCTAGACCAATTGGATCAACCGATGTCCTCGTAACAGGGTTTGCTCCACAAGGACCAACAGAAGAAATTGTAAATATCGGAAGTGTTTCCGAATTTGAAAGTGTATTTGGTACACCAACCAATTCAGCTGAAAGATACCTCTATTATACATCCAGACAGATTTTATCACAATCTCCTGCAAATCTTTTAGTATCTAGAATGCCTTATGGTTCTGGTGCTGGTGTAGGATACGCTAATTCATATAGTGCATTGGCATACCCAATTACTACTAATGCTGGTGATTATACTGCTGCTGAAACTTTTACCCTTGGTGAACCTGTTTCTGTATTATTGTCAGATGACCAATATAATGATATTTTAGCAAATAATATAAATTGGGCAGATGCTCCGGGTGGAAGTGTAACTGGATATTCTGATATCGGAAATGCAGGTTTAATCATATTAAACAAATCAAAAACCGCTGTTAACAATCTTTTTGAAGGATATTATATTTCAGTTTCTGATCATACAAATATTAACCCTTCAACAGATTTTGAATCTGTTAAGACAATTCAAGCTGTTAATGCAACAAGTGGTGAACATCAAACCTTCACACCAGTTCCTTCATCAAGATTAAGCTTTACTTTAACACAAACTTATTCGTCTTATGGTAGATCAAGTTTATCAAAAGTTGTTGAATCATATCCTGTTGGATATAATTTTGCAGATGATTCATTTAAAGATAGTTTAGTTGTTGTCGTGTTTAAAATAAAATCAACACAATATAGTCAAGATACTATTAAATTAGATTATGCTGTAGCTGAAGCTTATGCTGGATCTTTATATTCCAATAGAACACAAAATAATCCATATGGCGGTACACCTAAGTCTTTCTTCTTAGATACAGTTGTAAACACAAAATCACCAAATATTCAGATTATCACAAATCCATATATCTCAAATACTGGAGATTGGGTTGAAACCGATGGTATGCCTAAAAAATCAGCATTAGTTGATGATGCTGCACAAAATGCATATGCAACTGGTGTTTATTCTAATAATACAGATATAGATAGTCAAGAGCTTGGACAAGTTGATTTGAAATTATCAAGACTCTTAACTCGTTTATCCAATGATGACACAACAAATATTGACGTTATTGTTGATGGTGGATTATCCACAATTTGGACAAGTGCATATGTTAAACAAGCTGTAGATGGTGGTAACTCATATACTTATGATGAAAATTATAATGTAGATTTAAAAGCAGGTGCGGAAGATGCTCCTGATTACAAAGGTTTATTAATCACTAGTGGTGCAAATTCCCCTAGTGGACATGCTTATAAAGCATATCAAGCTATCACTGAACAATTTGTATCTTTTGCTGATGCAAGAAGAGATCACGTTTTCATTTCAGATCCACTTAGACATATTTTTGTACAAGGGAAAAATTCAAAAACAGCATCAAGAAAAAATTATGTATTCTCAAATGATATTTACTGGCCTTTGAATAACCTTTATAGTGGTGTTCAAAGTAGTTATGTAACAACTTATGGTAACTGGATTCAAGCAAATGATGTTTATACAAGTAAACCTGTATGGCTTCCTTCTTCAGGTTATGCAGCTGCTGTAATGGCAAGAACAGCACAAGTAACATATCCTTGGATAGCACCAGCAGGTTTCAATAAAGGTACATTGAATAATGTATTAGATTTAGGCGTAAACCCAACTCAAAAACAAAGAGATTTACTTTACAAGGTTAATGTAAACCCAATTGCATACTTCAATCAAGATGGATTTGTAATATATGGTCAGAAAACCTTATATCGTAAGCCATCAGCATTTGATAGAATCAATGTTCGTAGATTATTCTTAACATTAGAAAAAGAAACACAAAGACTTCTCAAGTATTATGTGTTTGAACCAAATGATTTCGCAACAAGAAATCGCTTGAAGGGAGCATTAATTCCAATCTTTGATCAAGCTAAACTCAATGATGGTTGTTATGATTATCTCTTGGTTTGCGATACAACTAACAATACACCTGATGTAATTGATAATAATGAGTTAAAAATTTCAATCTATATCCAACCTGTAAGAGCCGCTGAGTTTATCTTAGCTGACTTCATCGCTACAAGAACTGGTGTTAACTTTTCAGAACTTATCGCAGGAGGACAAAGTTAATTTAAAAATATAAATTAATTGCATAACTCTAAGGATAAATATTAATATAAAATTATGGCAGGACTATTCGACACCCAAGGCATAGAAAACTTCTATGATACAGCTATTGTTAACGATTTTGCTCGTCAAAATCTTTTCAGAGTAATATCACTCGGAGGTACAAACTTCACACAACAAGAGTTACTTTATGTAACTTCAACAACAATCCCCGGAAGAGCAATTACAAACGTACAAGTTCCTTTCATGGGACTTCAGTTTAACGTTCCCGGTACAGCGACATATCCAAACAGTCAAGGTTGGCAGGTTACATTCAGACTTCCAGCGAATCTTTCAGTTCGTGCAAAGTTTGAAGATTGGACAAGATATATCTTTGATGATCAAAGATCAAGTGGTGCTTATAATATCCCAAATAAAGGCCCACAGGCTCAAATCGTATTAGCTCTTTTGGATAAAAACGGTATTCCTATCAGGACATATACACTTTTCGGTGCATATTGTCAAGCTGTGAATGATTTAACTGTAAATCTCACATCTGCTGGCGAAATACTTGAACAGCAAGCAACTCTTGCTTACCAATATTGGAGATTAACATCTATCTAATAAATCATAAGTAAGGCATAAATATTATTATGCCACAAAGAAATCCTTACGAGTATTATTTAGAGCTTTTAAGCAAATGGCCTACAGGTATTGCTCTTGCTAGTCAATGGCTTGTACACATCAATTTTGATGGTGTTAGCGGTTTAATGTCAAAATTAGGTGACACTATTCAGAAAAAAGAAAATTCAACATGGAATATTGATCAAGATGTAACTAATAAGTTAATAGATGGTTCTTTACAATATTCAACTAATAATATGACAGGTTGTGTATTTGTACGACAGGTTAATTTGCCCGGTGAAAATATAGATGCAAGTAATGTTGGTCTTGACTATGGTGGTTATATGGCACCAGCCACATCTAATACTAGAGGAAAATATGAACCTTTAGGTTTAACTTTAGTTGAAACAAATGCATCATTTTTGGATTTTGTAATAAGACCTTGGACAATAATGGTTGGTTATAATGGATTAGTAGCAAGAGAACCGGGTTCAGCAAAATACGTTAAAGCTCCTTACATAGATGTTATAATGTATGCTAAAACTGATAAACAATTACAAATTAGAAAAATATATACATTTCTTAATGCGGCTCCTATTAATATAGGTGGTGAAGCTTATTCTTATACAGAAGAAGGTTTAAGATACACAGATGTAAAATTTGTATACGATAGATATTCAGTGCAAACTGGTGAAGAAAGTAGAAATTTAATTAATTTACCATAAGTTAATTCATGAATTATTATAACTATAGTGTAGATTTACCTTACACTAAAACTAAAATAGGTTATAGAGAATTAAATACACAGGAGCAATTACTACTTGCAAAAGCTAATATCAGCTTCTCTAATGATAAAGAATCCATTTACGGATATAATGAATTTGCATTTGATGTAGTTTTAAACTGTATTAAAAATAAAGAAGATTTTAAAAAAATAAACATAATAGAATATGTTATGTTTTTAATAAAATTAAGAATAGTAAGCATTGGTAGTACTATTGATTTTTTATTAAAAACGGAAACAGAATCTAAAACTAAAACAAAAATACAAATTGATTTAAAAAAATATATTATTAATTTATATGAAGCTACAAAATATTTTGAATTAGAAGATAATTCAATATTAAATGATAAAAATGTAGAAATAAAAATAAATTGGCCTAACATAAAATCAATTAAAACTTTTAATGATCTTTCTGTAAAAAATGAATATGAGATAATAAATGATTCTCTGTGTGAGTATGTAGAATATGTAAAAATAAAAAATGATAAACTTTTGTTTTTAGAATTAGATCATGAATCTAAAATAAAACTTTTTGAAAAAATTCCATTGAGCGTTAAATCAAAAATTCAAACTAAAATATTAGAAAGTTTAAAAATTTTATCAGAATATAAATTATTTGGAATATCATTTTTTGATGAATACATTTTTAATTTTTATAATTTGAGTTTTATAGAACATATAAAAATGTTTTTTTCTTATGATTTAAAGTCTTTGTATCAAGAGATATTCTTTTTATCAAGTTATAAACTTACACCTGAGTATATTTTGAGTATATCCCATGCAGAAAGAAGAATTTACAGTTCAATTATAGAAGAACAAAATAAAAAACAAGAAAAAGATAGTTCTTCTGATATTCCAGATTCCCAATTAGAGGGTAATTCTGCATATAGTGAATCTATTAAGAATTTAGCACTTGAATTTGGTGATAATTTACCTAAATAATGTATTATGGAAGAAAATACAACTGAAAATGTAATTTTAGATTTTAATAATGCTTTAAATATCCTTGATAGGGTATCAGAATCGTTCAATGTCGATGCTTGGATACCGTCAACATCGTCTTATTTGTCGTTTAAAGAGCTAGATGCCAAGCAACAGAAGTCATTACTCACTGCTGCAATGGATACTACAGTGTATAATACAGGCTTTATAAAGGCATTCTATAACATTTTAAATGAAAATCTACTAACTGAAGGGGAAGATTTAGTAAATTCATTAACTTTGGCAGATAAAGCATGTATCGCTTTGACTCTTAAAAGACAAATATCTGATGAAATCAATATTGTTTTTGATGAAGCTAAAGATATTTCTAACAAATATAAAATAAGTGATATTTTAGAGCAATTTAAATCATATAATGCCCCAAGTTCAATAATTTTAGATGCTAAAAGTGAATCTTTTTCAATTAAAGTAGAAGTTTTACCTCCTACCGTTAAAGTAGAAGTTGATTATGATAGTCAGTTAAAGAATAAAACAAAGTCCGAAGATGTTAAAACAGAAGAAGATGTTAAAGTTCTTGTTACAGAAGCATTTTTAGGCGAACTATCTAAATTTGTAAATAAGGTTTGGGTTAATGATGATGAAATTGTCTTAAATAATCTTAAATTTGAACAAAGAGTTAAAATTATAGAAAAACTTCCAAGTAATATTATCCAAAAGATAATCGAAACTGTATCTTCTTGGAAGAAAAATTTAGATGATGTTTTGACTGTAAAACATGAAGATTACGTTAAAACCATCACTATTGATAGTTTATTGTTTTTAAACTAAATTATAGATATTATAATAAGTAGTATTGTATGGTAACTACCGACAATACTATTGCGACATCTATGGGTAATTTTACTCATGATGATTTTATTGCTATGAGCAAAGCAGCAACTGAATTTGCTGAAAGACAAAAAGAACTTTTAAAATTACAAAAAAAAATAGCTGATGATAAAATAGCTGCTTTAAAAGGCGAATCAGAAGCTGAAAAAAATGCTAAAAAAGCTCGTCAAGCTTTGGAAGAATTAAAAGAAGAAGAATTAAAACAACAACAAGATAAAGTTGAAGAATCTATAGAAAATAATAAAAAATTATTCACTTTAGAAGAATTAAAAGCAAAAGAAGAAGAAATAAGAAGAAAAAAATTAGAAGCTAATCAAAAAGAAACTGATGAATATAATGCTAAAAAACAAAAAGAAGACGAAGAAAGGCGAAAAACTGAACAAACTGCTGCTGAAAAATTAAAAAATTCTCGTATTCTTGATGTATTACCTGATAGAATTCAAAATACAAAACCGGAACCTAAAAATGATGATGTAAAAAGTGAAAAGAAAACTTTCTTTTCTGATATGAAAGGTTATACCAAAGAGTTAATTGATGTTTTTAAGCCACCTAAAACAAAAGAAGATGGCGAACAGAAAGATTTAGGTGAAAAAATACAAAGAGTTAGTTTCCACCCTGAAGGTATAAAGATATTAAGAACGCTTTTAGAACCAATATATAAAGCATTAAATGCTTTTACAGGTGATATGGATAAAGGTCTTAAAGGTATTATCAATAAGATGGGAGATATGTTTAGTAATAAGTCAGGAATTGGTAAATTATTACTTTTACTTTTAGCTGATTTATTATTCATGACAGGAAAGCTTGGTGCATTTTTTAGTTATCTCAAAGAAGCACCCGGTAGAATTTGGAAATTTTTTGAAGAAATTGCTGAAAGATTAATTAAACAATTAGGTGAATATGGAAAAGCTTTTAAGAGATTTCTTTATGATGAACCTGTAAAATTATTAAAAAGAATGGGATTAGATGTAGAAGAAATATTTGCAAGAATAGGAAATAAGATAGCGGAATTTGGAACCAGAGTTTTTAATTCATTAAGAGGATTAGGAGAAGGACTTATGGAAAGATTAGGTATCAATAGATTATTCTCAGGGCTTTCAAGAATGAAAACTTCATTCATGAAAGAGTTTGAACCTATGATTGATGCATTCAGGGATACAGGAAAAATCTTTAAAGATACTTGGCAATGGATAATAAGAGTTAAAAATGGATTTGCAGATTGGATAGGTAGTTTTCGTAATATTTTTAGAGGTGATGGTGTATTTTCTAGTATATTAAAAAACGTTGAATCTTTTATGGGGAATTTTGGTAAAATAAAAGGTCCAATTCAATCTATATATGAAAGTATTGCTGCTGTTTTAAAACCATTAGAAGTTCTTTTTCCATTAGTAAAAGGTATTTTTAGACTTATATCATTACCAGTAATACAAACAATAGAAGGTATCTATTATGGATTTAAAACTTTATTTTCCGTTTTTGGTGATGATAAACTTTCCTTTTTACAAAAAGCTACCGCTGTTTTTATGGGATTTATTGGAGGATTGGGTAATCTTGTATCTGGTATATTCAAACTTGGAGGATCAATTTTTGACGGTATAGGATCTATTTTAAAGAAAATACCTTTAATTGGAGGTGTTATAGGTGGTGCGGTTAGTGGTTTTGGTGATGCATTTAAATGGTTAGGTGATAAAACTGATACTAGTAAATTAGGACAACAAACTATTGATTTACTGCATACAATGAATGAGGGATCAAAGCCTGTTGGTAATGATGCCTATAAATCTGGTGAAAAATATAAAAATGCATCACCAGAAGAAAAGAAAAAAATAGATGAACAACATGCTGCATTGGAGCATAAAGGTGAACATTTTGTTTCACAAGGAAAAGATCCTAAAAAAGGTACATGGGTTAAGGATGATCCATCAAAACCTCAACCTGTACAACAAGGTAAACCACCAGAAACAAAACCAGAAGTTAAACCTGCAGCACCTGCAGTTGTAATGCAACCCGCTCCTGTTGCTCAACAATATCAACCTACACCGCATGATATTGAACTTCGAGGTCAAATTGATAATAATTTTAATAGTGTATTAAAAACCAATCAAAGAATTATAGATAAACTTCATGATTATATTGATTTTATGAAAAAATCTAATAGTGATATTATAAATAAAAATACAACTGTTATAAATCAAAATCAACAAGTAGCACCTCATGATGATTCAAAAGACTATTTAACAAAAATGCATAGTGATAGACATGAAGAGGTAAAAAATAAATGGTATGCAAATTCGATGAACTATAGATCTAGTTTACCATCGTAATAATAAGTATTATAAAATGAGTGATGAAAATGTAATGTGGTCTGATACTGGAGCGTATGGTATTAATTCTTCGATGAAGAATAAATACTTTACTGCTGAACCAAAACAATCAGCATTTTTAGGTACTAGTACCCCTTATGTTTCATTAAAAAGTACATCAAAAGTAGTTGATGTCTTTAATGATATGTATTGGACAACCGCTGAAGATAGAAATGAAACTCCTGCTATTTTTGTTGAAGAAAAAGTATTAACATATGGTACATGGGCAACGCAGCTTGCAAATATTTTATCCGAAACAAGTAAAGTAGTTGCTGGTGGACAAACGCAATTTGGTGATGGGGAAAAAAGTAGTAGTAGTCATAAATTAGATAGTTTTTTAAATTTATATGCAGCAATACCAACCGGATTTAATTATAATTTTCCTTGGTTATTAAAAAGTGGAGATAATATAAGAACAGTTGCTAATGAATGGGGTAAGACGGAAGGTCTTGGTGGCATGTTGGGTAGTATGGGTGGTAGTGGTCAAGGTACAGCTGGTGGAGTGGGTGATACAATAGGAACTGTTATTGGACTTGCAGCACAAGCAGTCACTCCGGGTTTTGGTTTTGAAGATACAAAACAATATATGGGTACTTCTCAACAAGAATTAACAATATCTTTTCCTTTATATAATACATTAAATTTAGAACATGCCTATAATCATTTTAGTTTTGTAAATCTCTTTACATTTCAAAATTTAAAAACTAGAACATCACTGATGTCATTTATACCTCCTAAACTTTATACAGTTGACTCATATGCAGTTGGTGGGATATATATGGCAGCTGCTATTGTTAGTAATTTTAAAATTGATAGTATTGGTACAACAAGGGCAATGAGTGAATGGTATGGATATGGATCAGATAATATTTTAATGCCTGAAGCTTATAAAATATCAATAACATTTACAGATCTCCTTTCACAAAGTTCCAACGTATTTGCTGGTACTATGGGTGGTAAAAAAGTACAGGTTACTAATGCACAGGGGTTATTAACTGCTGCGAAGGATGCATTAAAATCCCCATTTAAAGCACTTGGAGAAGTAGGAACCGCTGTTGGAAAAGGATTAGGAGTTATACCACCTTCACAAGAATAATATATGAAACAATCAGAATTTACAGATTTACCTCAATTATCTCTTTATAGATACGAAAATTTCTTTAATGTCTATACTGATACAGATAAGAAACGTTTTTATAATCTTTTAAGATCAATAAATATTTTTCCCGCTAATGATAGTTCAATTGAAGATATCTATAGTGTAAAAACAAATGATACTTGGGTTTATATTTCTTACAAATATTATGGTACAATATATCTTTGGTGGTTAGTTTGTGAATATAATAGAATTTCAAACCCAACAAAACAACCGGAAGCTGGAACAACTATTAAACTTCTTAAAAGTAATTACGTTTGGGCTATAATTTCAAATTTAAACAAACAAATTAATAATTAAAAAATTCATTTAGATCAAAATAAAATCTAACATAAGCTATTTTTTTAGTATTTTTGGTTTTTTTACCTATTGAATAAGAATATACTATATTTTTTATTTTAAATATGTTTTGTTTTTGCATTATTTCTTCAAATATATGTAATTCCATTTCAACTTCTGAATGATCCATATAGTAATCGGTTATATCTTGTTCTTTGACAGATTCCAATACATTATTTGATTTTAAGTCATTTAATTTATTTTTAAATTTCAACCACAATCCTTTTTTATCAAATAAATCTAACCTATAGATAGGCCATTTACTAATATAATTTAAAATTAAATCTTTTTTACCCAATATTATATTGGTTTCTCCTTCTTTAGGGGTCGATTTATCCATATTTTTCATAAGTATTTATTAGTCAAATGCCAAGAAAGAAAAAAACAGAAGAAATATCATCTTTAGATAATCTTAACACAGAAGATATTTTAATTGATGGTAATTTCTATAAAGGTAATGAAAACCTTTTAAGAGGAAAAGCACAAATTAAATGGACACCAGAGATGATCGAAGAGATCAAACTCTGTGCAAAGAAAGTTTTACATTTTGCAGAAGAATATTTCTATATTATTACCGAAGAAGGTAAAGAAAAAATTACTTTATACAAATACCAGAAGCAACTTTTAAAAGCATTTAATAACAATAGATTCAATGTGGTACTTTCCAGCCGTCAGAGTGGAAAAACGACTACAATCACCATTTATGCTCTCTGGATGGTGTGTTTCCAAGAGGATAAGAGAGTAACAATTGTTGCAAATAAAGAAAGTACAGCAAAAGAAATTTATGCTCGTATCAAAATGTCATTTGAAGAACTTCCAATTTGGATGAAACCATCTGTAAAGTCCTTTAGAAATGATGGATTTGATCTGGAAAATGGTTCAAGAATAACTGTTGCATCAACATCAACATCTTCTGCTCGTGGAACAACAAGTAATCTCTTGATTATTGACGAAATGGCTCATTGTCAAAATGAACTCATGAAAGAATTGTGGAAATCCGCTATTCCTATTATTTCTTCCATGAAAAAATCACAACTTGTGGTTATCAGTACGCCTAATGGTGTTGATAATAAATTTTATGAACTTGTAGAACAAGCTAAAAAACCTAATAGTGATTGGCATTTGGAGACCGTTAACTGGTGGGATGTTCCCGGTAGAGATGAGGAATGGAAAAGACAAGCAATGGATGCTATTGGTTCTAAAGAAGACTTTGAACAAGAGTATGGAAATGTATTCCATGAAAAAGGAAAGACTGCTATTGATCCAGAATTACTTGAACAATTAAAAGCACAATGTAAAGAACCTATACTTGTCATGGATAATGGCAATTATAAGGTCTTTAATGAACCAAATCCAGAAAGTTTCTATGCAATTGGCGTTGATGTTGGTGAGGGTATAGGTAGATCTAATACAGTTGCACAAATATTAGATTTTTCTGACTTAACAAAAATAAAACAAGTTGCAGTTTATTCAACAAATCAAATGAGTCCTTT